TGTATGAATCTGAAGCTGAATTAGCTACTCCTGGTTATCCAACTGCTGCTGTTCCTATGCAGCAAAATAATGTTGCTGGTCTACCTGCTCCCCCACAAGCAAGTGCACCACAAGCTCCCCAAGATTTTTGGGGTTCTTTCAAGCAACAGATGGATCAAGATCCTAGCCAAGCCTGGCGTGTCATCAACCAAGCCTCTCCTCAAGCGATTGCAAACAAGCTTTTCGTAATGGAGTGATCGAATGATTGCAGGTAAATATGCAAAACTAATGCAATCTCCTGCGACTGCTATGACAATCGGCGGCCTTGGTGCTGCCGGTGTTTCTTTAGCAAGCAATCAAGGAGAAGATAAAAGCTATGGTCGCCAGGCTTTAGAAGCTCTTGGTGCAGGTGCTTTAGGTGCTGGTGTTGGCCGTTTATTACCTACGGTTAGTCGCATAGCAGCAGAAAACGCAGCTGGTCAAAAAACACGCTTTACTGAAGGTCTTCAAACTGAAGGATCTAAAGTTAGAAGAGCGGCTAAACAAGCTTACGACCGAGGGGTTTTGCCTGAAGAAGTTGTATCAACAGTTAATGCAACTATTGGAGCGAATCAAGCTGCAACAAATACCTCAGCTGTTCTTGGTGGTTTAGGTCTTGCTACTGGCTTAGGTGGCATGCTAGGCGGCGGTGTTGCCAACATTGGAAACATGGCTGGTCTCGCTATTGACCCTGAATCACCTGGATCAAGCAACACACAGGGTTCGCGTATGAGTATGCAAACCCAGCAGTTACCTATGTATTAATCAGTACATGTATTACAGACTGCTAAAATTTAATGTAGATAGGACTTTTTGTCCGATCTTTCATCCGACAAAACTATTCCTGCGAACTGGAGGATAAAAGACTGTGTTCTTAGACAACGATTTTCCTAAGATTTTAGGCGCGGAACTATACCGCCCTCATCCCGCTTACATTTGCGAAATGGCCGTTGAGCCTGTGGTCGTTCACGACTTCACCTCACAGCCTGGTCAAACTGTACAGTTGGATCGCTACAAGTTCTGGGGAACGCCCGGCACCAAAGATAGCCGCGAGCGTATCTCAGACCAGACTATTGGTACTGCTAATAGCCGCAACATCACTAAAGAAAAAGTGCTTGTTGTGCTTAAGGAGTACACCGGCCCTGCGGACCCAAGTGATCCTACACAGCCTTCTACCTTTAAGATTGCTCGTGAAACTCTGATCACTGCTCAGCGTTTGCTGCTTGATACTGGCAACCTGAACATGTTCCACCAGTCCATCGGTAGCTTGACGCTGCTTGATGACTACCGTCGTTGGCGTGACCGTGTCTTCATTGACGAACTTGCCAAAGCAGAAGCACAAGGTCAATCATCTTCCACCCAAGGTGGTTACTACTTCGCTGGTGACAAGGCCAAGGATACACAAGGCCGTGTTTCTTACACAGCTGCAGAATATACAGCACAAGTACAACAGTTCTCTGTTCGTACCGACCTTCTCGAAGTCGTAAAAGATCTTCGTAAGCGCAACGTACCTACCTTCGCTGATGGTTTGTATCGTTGTATTTGCGATCCCGTGTTCATGATGCATCTGCGTCGTGACGAAGACTTCCGTGAGATTGCCCGTTATGCAGGTAATCCTGGACAAGGCATGTACATGGCTAACCCCATGATGCCTAACAACTCCAGTTTCTACATGGGACCACAAGCTGGCCAAGGTTATTTCCTTGCTGGTGAGCCCGTCATGCCTACTGGCGTTCAGTTCGAGGGTGTTAAGTTCTTCGAGTCAACCAACTTCCCCAACAAGAGTGTCAATGCATCGTTTGATAACGGTGGTAACTACGCCTCTGAAGAAGTTGCACAAGGTTACTTCTTTGGTCCTCAGGCAGTTGGCGTTGGCATCGGCGGTCCAAACGCACAAGTGCTCATCAACAACAATGACGACTTTAGTCGCTTCATCATCTTGATCTGGCAATTGTATGCAGGTTTCGAAGTTCTGAACAAGGACTTCATCACTACTGCATTCAGCTTCCTGTCTGACGATGGCGTGGTTTAAGTTATATCTATAAACCTCTACTGAGAATGTAAATGGCATACTTATCTGCTAAGAAAATTTATCCAGCCGATATGGCTGAGCCGCTTAATGGCTGGTATCAGAACATTGATACCAATGAAAGTGGAACTAATGATGGTTCCAAGGGTGGCCCTACTTCTGTACTGGCTAATCCCGGCTGGCGTTTCTTCCAGCTCCGTGGTTATGTACCTGTAACCAATGCTTCTGGTGACGGTTATGTCACTACTGCTGACGTTATCATTCCTTCTCCTTATAAGAATGATGACACTCGCGTAAACATCACTGGCATGGTTGTCGGCGCTACTGCTGACCGTCCTGCTTATGTTTATCGTTCTTCTGTTTCAGTCGCCAGCGGCTGGGGCGATGGACGTGTCTCCCTTGATGGTCTTACCACCTCTGGTGCTACTCAGGTAATCGGCTTCGGTCCTGGTACCGCTAGTGCTCCTACAACATTCTCTGGTGTTGTGGAAGGCGCTAACGTTACTGCCGTATCTAACAACATTCCTGCAGGCACTGGTGGCTTGGGTACTAACCCCTTCCAGACTGCTACGACCCTGACCACCCCGATGCTCTATAAGGAGTACACGGCTGATCAAACGTTCCGCGTCTATTCAAAGGCAGCTACTAACTCCACCTCTACTAACGGTGGCTGGGCTATCTCTGACGCTGATAAGGCAGCTGGTCGTTATGGTTACATCCTGGTTGAAGTTTGCTTCGTCCAGCCTGATGTACCTGTTGAGTACGATGACCTTGAGCAGTACCTTCCTTACAAAATCGCTTCTAATTGATTTTGTAAAAGTTCAATAAATAAAGCTAAGATAGGACCAGTAAATAAATGCTGGTCCTATGCTTTATAAACATAACAGAACAGGGGCACGACTTAAAGTTGTAACTGAATGGGATGAGGGAGATTGGTTCATGGTCGAAGACCAGGACGGTAAAGTCTTCACTGTATATAAAACAGAACTTGTCCCAGATGAACAAGCGACTAAACAAGTCAAAAGTCTTCAAGTTAAGGATGCAGCTAAAGGCGATGAACCACGCAAATTCCCTACTGAAACTCGTTTAAACATCAACGGCGCAACTGCTCAAATGATCGCTGATCATATTAAAGGAGTTGGTATAAAAACAGCCAGAGATATTAAAGATTTGCAATCTTCTTTGTCGGGTGAAAGGTTTAACAATCTTGAACAGTTGCGACAGATTTCACGAGTGGATTGGGATTCTGTGTTTGCCGCAGACCTTGTCCGTGTTTGATAAAAGCCCTTCGGGGCTTTTTTAATTTATAATGAAAGGATACGGTTGTGGAACGTGTCACAGTTATCCAACTTTAACAAGAGTCGTATTAGATACCATTTGGGTTACTACATTGTTAGTGTCCCTGCAGGTGACTATGCACGCTTAGAAGAAGCAATGAATTCCGTACCGGATTCAGTGTTTGCAGATAAGATTGTTTATCAGATTGGACGTTGTGATGCAGCTGAACGTAAGACGCAATTAGCTTCTTATGAAACAGATTTCCAACCACCAAGTACCAGAGTTGAAGGCATTGTTGGAGACGTTGATCGTACGATCCGTTCCAGTAATGTCAAGGAAGCTTTAAAAGTATGGGACGAAGTGTATCTGTATGAGACTAATCGTCTTGCACAGATTCTTTACGTACCCAACTATAAAGATCCTTTCCAGGCACGTTATCGATATGAACGTTCTGGAGCAGAGTTCATCATGGCTCTACCAGGCCCAGCTGATACAGCAGTTGGTGCCAACCTTTACCTCCACGTTAATTACAGATAATCATGGGAATACTAGGAGCAGCTGCTCAGCTTTTTAACACAGCAAGAAAAACACCTGTTGCAGGTAAGTTCATGCAACGTACCGGTAATTTTCTGCAAAGAAATTTTAATCCTGTATCAATGCAAGGGTATAAGCAAAGCCTTAAAAATTTAGGCCCTACAGGAAGAGCTAACATACGCGATATCAATAGAACCGGCCTAAGAGAACTAGGTGATGGTGTTCGTGCAACGTCTGCAATGCCTACTGTACGTAATGTCGGACGTGGATTAATGGGTGCTGGTATTGTTGATTCTTTAAGTAAAGGTGATTATGGTAGTGCAGCTACTGAAGCAGCTCTTTTTGCCCCAGGTAAAACTTTAGGTGCACTTAAAACTGTCGGTAGAATGGCAGCACCTTTGCTCGGACCAGCGGCTGGTGCGCTTGTTAAACCTGTCCTTGGCGCTGGTGCTTTATTTGCAACTGTTGAAGGATTAGCTCCAGCGAGGGTTGCAGATGGAACCCTGGACGCACTGCCGCCAGAAGAGAGAAAAGCTCTTGAAGCTAAGGCTAGAAGTAAGCAAGAAAATATGTCTGATGCACAGAAGCGAAAAATGGGCATATCCGTAGCAACACAGCCTAAACCTTCTGTTTTCGATTCTCTACCTTCTGAATTATTACCATCTCAATACAACTTACCCGAACGCATGGGTATACCTATAAATCCTCAAGAACTAGAGAAGTACAGAGTTAACTCTTCTTTCGTTCCTAACCCTAACAATCTACCGTCTTCTTCTGAAGCACTCTTAGCTGATCCGCTGCAGCAAAAGATGGCTGAATATGAACAGGGCAGAGCCAAGGCAACGACACAAGAAGAGATGAATGCAGTAAGAGACCTGGGGATGTCAATCCATCAAGCTGCTAATCCACAGATGTATGAGGAGTCTTATAACCCTCTGATGGCAGCTACGTTCCCTGAGCGTTACACAAAAACACCTGAAGATTTTATTGTTCAAGGAGGCATTCAAGCACCAAGATCAATGACAGAAAAGGATGCAGCACAAGCTACTGCCTTTGGTAATAAGGTACAAAATATTGAAGGTTTAGATGTTAACCTTGAAACAGCTGAAGAACAGTCAAGGCTAGATAAAGCATTGGCTGCTGTAGCTGCTTCTAGACGTTTCAATCCTTAGTTGTTTTGCCTTTTCTTTGTAAATTTCTCACATTTATTCCTTGTGTCATGGTAACTACTGCGCAACTATTTAACTTAACCCCACAAGAAAGAACTGCAGCAATTAACACTGTTGCAAGAGAAGCATATCAAGGTGGTGGTGGTGCAGATATTGCAGCTGTTACTGCTAACTTACTATCACGCAGACTAGCTAACTATGGGGGTAATACTAATCTTGTCGATATTGTTAAACAGCCTGGGCAGTATGAAGCTAACTTTCATTTAAATCGTGATCAAATCACTAATCCAGGTCTTCTTAGTGAATCTGATTACAAACGAGTAGCAAACGTTTTTGATAATCCTGCCATGATTAAAGACGCTTACCAAAAAAGTGGTGGCGCTTTATCTTTCCGTGGAGTATCTGCTTATGGTAACCGCAAACAAGGTGACTACGTACCTGTTGAAGGCAAGAGTAATTTTTATTTCGATCCATTAGATAAACAAACTTATCAAAAAGGCTTAGAGACTTTTGCTGCTGTACCTGTAAATAGTAGTAAACCAGCCATTAATGCTGATCAATTTCTTAATGGATACAAAGGACAAGAAGGTGCAGTAACTATTAATAACTACTATGGCGATGGTACTGAAACACAACAAAAAAAGAATAAAAATTTAACCCAAACATTGTTTACTTCTTTAATAAATCAACAAAATAAAACCAGCGATCCTTTGGATCTTATGTTGAATCGAATGTTAAAAGGTGGTCCAGGTAGTGGAAAAATTAATCCTCTTTCGTTGTTTAACCCTTAAAATAGAAAGATGGCTTACTATCGTCCCGTACAAATTGGTGTAACAGGCCCTAAAGGAAGGATGGGTTCTGGTGCGGGATATCATATTGATAGTAAGTATTCTGCTTCTCTTCCATGGGAAGATATTGTAGGAAGGTTTGATTCAAAAGCTAATCTTTACGCCCAACAAGGACGTAATATTGTCTTCTCTAATCAAGGGATGGACTATGCAGCATATAACCCTAAGGCTGAGATGGCAGCAAAAGTAGCTTTATTACAAAAGGCAGCTGGAGCACATGCACCAAGAGAAGGTTTCCGCTCCTTTGATTACTTTGCGCCAAAGGGTACAGACGTTTGGGATAAGAGTGCAGAAGGTGCACCTATTTATTTAGCAGTAGAAGATGGTCGTGTACCGACTATTTCTCAAGCATCTGACTATGGTGTCTATGGTTCTGTCACTGACCAACAAGGAAACGTGCTAGGTAAATCAGGGCATGGAGATACAAAATATGCAGGACAGACATATGAAATGCCAGACGCAACAACTAGTCAAACTACTGGACCATTAACAATCAATAATTACTATGCAGGTGAAGGTAAAAAGAAAAAACAAAAATCTAATTTAACTAACCAGTTGTTTGCATCTTTAATGCAACAGAATCAAAAGAAAGATCCGCTTACTGCTATGATGGATAGTATGCTCGCATCTGGATCAGGTAAGTTAGATCCTTCTGCTCTTTATAATTTTCTCTGATGACTGCTACTAATACCAACAAGCAACCAGTATTTGTTGATCGTCCGCTCATTGCAAGAGCTAAGATTACCAATCAAATCGTTGGTACAGCTAATGATTTAAATGTACAGGGTGGACAGAACCCTGCTTTAGTCGTTGATATGGATGCTAACCTCAGCTCTGATAACAACAGTGGAGGTATTGTTGATGCTATTCGAATTGTAAGAGATAATTATTCAAACGCTTCTCAGCAAGATTATGTAATTAATACAGCTACTTCAGGAACAAACATTAGTGTGGTCAGTGGACAAGTTATTTATGTAGAAGATACAGCTGTTCTTACCAACCCAGCTGAAAGTGGCATTGGTTATTACACCTATACAGGCTCAGTTATTTACGAAGGACCAAATACAGACATTACATTTAGCGGTTTAGCTACTCCAACAACATCAGGCTTTAGTTATAACTCTTTGGCACAAACGACACTTCCAATGGTAACTTTCGTTTGTTATCACACACGTGGCACTAGCGTACCGATCCCAGCTGATGGAGACTACACTGTACTTTTCAGTAAGACTGTACCGTTAAACTCCGGTAGTGTTGACTGCAGTGACGTAATGCCTGAACTGTTAGCTCCTATTCCAGCTGCTGGTAACACTACCGGATTAGGTCCAGCTACTCCATTGAAAGAACGTGGAATTAATCTTCAGCGTGGCGATCGTCTTTACGTTGGTGTTCTTCAACAAGGCGTCTATAACAACACCTCTGGTTATATTCCTGGTGCTCATGTAATTGCTCAAGGCGGTTACTATTGAAATGACAAGAAAAAGACCTGGAGGAAACTTTGGAAACTTTGGGTCTTCTTCGTTTAGTGCAAATGAAACTCCAAAGCTGAAGAAGTATAAAGTAAAGCCAGTACAAGGAGCTTTTGGTGGTAGTGTTCCAGACTCTCTTTATACGAGTAATAAAGAATCAGCCTGGGCACGCTGGAGAAGAGGATGGGAGCTAGCTGCAGCTAACGGTGTTCAACGTCCTTTTTTCTATGATTTTAAATATGAAATCCCTTTAGGTGGTATTCCTGTAATTGGTAATCGTGCACCGTTCGTCAGTGGTGCTCTTCAGGGGTTCCTTACTGAGAACAAAGAATATGGAATGCATTGGGCTGGAAGAATTGATGCCGGTAACTTACGCTTTGACAATTTAGAGGATCAATACGATGTAAAACTAGCTGTCTCAGGTGAGATTCCATTTGACCAACCCTTTATGGCAAGTGGCCAAGACAATGAAAACTTTTGGTATATACAATTAAGCGGAACATTTGATTCAACTAATCCTGTACCACCGCCTTTATTTGTCAGGTTACCATTTGGTACGGCAATCAAACCTATTAATGGAGATATCTTAGAAGACACAATTGTCACCGTTTCTGGTGTACCGGTTGATTCTGAGACACGTGATCCTTTAACAGCAAAACGTTATGGTTTTGTACAAGCAATCCTGACAGATATTGATCAAGATACAGGTGTTATGAAAGTGAGAAAACTAGGGTCAACTCAATCTACAGAAGACGGTGTCCTTCAGACACCTGCACGTATACCATTTGAACCAGGTAGATTTTTACAAACGGGTACTCGTTATTGTTGTAGTTGTCAGGATTTTACACGTCGTAATTATGCTTATATTTCTTCTCTTGGTCTACGTACAGGAGCTAAATTTCCAAAAGCAAAGGTGGCAACAGTAAAGCCCGGTCGTACTGAACAAATGAAATACCGTGGTGACATTTTAAATGCTGCTCAAACAGAAATCATGAGTGGTGTTGTACAAAATCGTTTGATGACAATTGTCTACCCTAGCGGTGAACCTTTTTCTTACCCTGTTCCTGGAGCTACGTTACAACAATCAGGTAAAGATATCAGGCAGCCGGATACTCTTTATCGAGATTTTCCAGCTGTTTTTGATGACTTTGGTAGTATCTATACCAGAGGTTTTGGTGATAAGCCCAATCCTAGTGGTGTTGCAGAAGGGATGCCCAAGTATGGTGACTATAAGCAGAGTGGTTTAGATATTACGGAAATATCTGACTATTGGACTTATACCTTAGATCAGTATCGTTATTGTAAACATATTTATGCAATGCGTTATTCTGACGGAGTTTTCCCCAATGAGCCGTCTGATTTCCCTGTAGAAGTAGGTTTAATGTCTACCTGGGAGAGTAAGTTGGTTGAGAAAACCCGAAACTCACAGACCAAAGCTTTTGAAAAATTGGCTTATTACGGTTTAGGTTACATGGATACGCCACCATTTAATCTCCAAGCACCTATGATGAGTCCAATGCTGCAACGCATTATCAACGTTCCATCCGAGTTTATCGTATTAGAAAACTTCTTTATGGTGGATAAAGACGGTAACACTTACAATATGGCATCTGGTCAAAAGCCCGTAAATACAGGGCAACCGAGTGGATTCCAAATCAGTAATTGGGATTTCCCGTCAGGTACTAATTACTAAGTAACATCATGATTCATCGTCATTTACCTTCTGATCAACGCATTGTAGATTTAGTCTTCTCGATTTCTGCAATACCAAAAACAAGAAAATCAGCCTGGTTACTTGCAATGATTGCAACCTATGGTAAAACACCTAAACAATTAAAAGGCTTTACTTGGAACACAGACAACACAATTAACATACCTTCAAAGAAAAGACCTGTTCGCCCACTTCATCCCCAGTGGGTTTTTCTATTTCAACTCAAAACAAAGCAACCTTCTAATTTAGAAAGTTGCTGGGAAACTATAACGAAAGCTTTAAAAGCCACAATAGATAAAGATAATTTATCTTTGTCGATTGAGCAGCTCCTTCTTTCTTATAAGGTCAGGAAGATTTGCTATGCGCCACTCAAGCAACAGCTGTCGCATCTGAGTCCATCTTATTAAGAACTGCTCGTACAGCAGGAAGGTTCCAGTAGTATGTGTCTCTGCAACGTGTAGAAGGCCCTGCACCATAGTGCTTGCCTAGCTTAAAGATGCTTTTGTTGCACATTGCATTAAGCTCTTTACGGGGAATGTCCAAGTCCTTAGCGGCCTTGTATGCTGGAACCCAGTTGGTGATAGCCATGTAGCTGAAGTTGCTTACTCATTAAAAATAAAGGGTTTTTCCCTAATGTCAAATTCTTTACAGAATTTTCTCTTATTGTTAGGTTTCTTAAAGATAGGCAGTTTTAAACTGAGATAACGGCTAGTTTGTTATGTTCAAAACGGAGAACGAACCCCTCGCACTCCTACTTGAACTACGACCGAAACACGCAAAGAAACGTTTCCGTGACGAGATATATAAAGCCTGGGACCACGATTGTGCTTATTGTGGTAAAAATGCTACAAGCCTTGATCATATTGTTCCACGGTTTAAATCTGGTTCTAGTAACTGTTACAACTTAATTCCTGCTTGCCGCAGCTGTAATACAAACAAAGCATCAAGTCCAATGGAAGAATGGTATCGTAGTCAACCTTTCTTTGAAGAAGTAAAACTAGCAGCCATCAAAAACTGGATGGAAGACAAGAGCGTATACATATTAGATAATGAATTAGAATCATTAGACATGATGTTTAGACCAGCGTAATATGGCTGACCTGACGAGATATTTAGCTGCAGGCGGTAGTAATCCAAATAAGTTTGGTCATAAGTCTTATGA